TGACAGAAGAGTCATCGTTTTGGCCCAAACCAACGATGGCCGCTGGCTTATCGAGACTGCGGCCGACGAGCAGCGAAGTTGCCTCGGCATGGCACTGATCACCCCGGAGCAGCTGCTGGCGGGCAGCACTGACTGGCAGGAAATAACAATGTGGCAGGGCTGATGCAATACGACCAGCCGTATGCCCTTGTATAATTATGCGCGAAAACGCTGATTTGTCCACCTGTTAAACACACAGGCCCGCCAACAGCAAACAAAATTTTGAAAAGTAAACAAA